TTCTCTAAGCTTTTACGCATAGCTGCTGCAATCGTCTTTTCAAGTATCGTTGCCTTTGGGTTATCCCATACTGTTTTAAGTTCCTCTAAGTCCATAGACATCATAGCTTGTATGGTGTCATTTATCTCAGCAAGTTTATATCCCTGCTCTTTAAGTAGGCTTACATACTTCCTGGGTCTGCCGTTTGGGTTACCAGATTGTCCTGGTTTATAAGGTATTAAATGTTCTTTGCTCATTCTGTTATCCTTCTGTTTTAAACCATTGTAAATAAATTTGATGTGCTATTTGTGCAGTCATAATAGGGGGTACACTCATACCTATTAAATACTTTGGTTTTAATGTCTTAAAATTATAATCTAAAGGGTAAGTTCCAATTTTACAATATTCATTAATGGTTAATTCCATTGGTTTTAAATAATGAGAATTAGTTCCGCCACTTGTAATTGTACCAACTACATTATTTGGACTTGTTTTATACATAAACCCAAAAGTATTTCCACTTGGTGCTTTTGGATTTGTACCTTGTTTTGTATTGTGCCATTTTTTGGTATAAGAATTACTTAATAAATCTCTTTTACAATCAATTGTATCTTCTATTTCTCCAAAAGTTATAGGCTTTTCATTAAAATTTAATTTTAAATGTTTAAAGTTTAATTCTTTTTTATGTCCTATAAAAAATACCCTTTCCCTTCTTTGTGGTACTCCCATTGATGCACCATTTAAAAGAAATATTTGTACATTATATCCTGCTTGTTCCATTGTTTGTACAATCTTTTTAGAATATGCTTTTGCATTACCTAAAATAATACCTTTTACATTTTCTAATAAAAATACCTTTGGCTTTAGTTTTATAATTGTATTGCAATATTCAAATACTAAGTCATCTAATGTTTGAAATGCTTGTCCTTCTTTAAATTGTTTTTCTTTACCCCAAGCCTTTTCTCTACTTCCTGCCATTGAAAATGTAGAACAAGGGGGGCTTCCGTCTAATAAATCAAGATTATATAACTCTTCAGGTAAATCAATAAGTTTATTAAATTCTCTTATATCTTGATTATATAAATACTTTGGATTGTGATTTGTTTTATATATATCAGCTACTTGTGGGTCAATTTCAACACCGCCTAAATGTGTAAACCCTGCTAACTTATAACCCATTGTTGAGCCACCACCACAAATAAAAGTTCCAAATACTTTTAAACCATTTGATTTTATACCTTTTGCCGGGTAGCCATCAGTTAAATTCCATTTATAAGGGAATTTATAATTATTATATTCGTATTTAATCATTGCCTAATAATTTCCAAATTGCTTGTTCTGGTGTAGATGCTATTTTTGATAAGCTTTCTTTAACTATATAATATTCCTCTTCAGTATATTTTAAATTTATAGTCATTGAGTCGGTAATATCATCTAAAGTTAGTTCTTTATTTTTATCTTCAAAACTTGAATTATCGAAGCCAGGTATATCTAAACCCCATTCTTGTAGTTGATCTGCATCCCAATTATTTGCAAGGTCGCTCCAATCCCATTCGCCATAGCCTACGTTATCTTTAACTATAAATTCCTTTTGCTGCTGCTCGGTTAGTTCACTTGCTTTAATGATTGGTATCTCTTTTAGTCCCGCTTCCTTACAAGCCTTTAGTCGCATATTGCCACCAAGCACAACCATATCGTCATTTACTACAATAGGTCTAAGGTTTAACATTTGTGGAAACTCGTTAATTGACTTTACGAGCTTTGCAAACTTATCGTCTTTAATTATCCTGGGGTTGTTTGGGTTTGCTTTTACTGTGTTGATTGGTACGTTTTGTATCATAGTATGCCGTTTATTATATCGTTTGCTTCGTCTATTGCGTCTTCTTGATCTAAGTAAGTGTCTACGTCTGCTATATGTTTGTTAATTAGGGTTTCTGCCATTGAGTAGGTATATCTGCCTATTGTAGTCATATTGTCTCCATTCATACCAGTCTTACATACCGCTAAGAAGTATGCTTTATGGGTTAATATGTACCAAATGGCTTTTAACTTTCTCATCGTCCTTGACCTCTATAAGCTTTTTCTCTTGGCGTGTGCTTGTTAAAGGACTTCTTTGCAGAGCCTCGCTTCCTTTTCCCAAAGCTAATTTTGTTTTTATTCTCGTTACCTTTTGCCATAATTCTTTGCGTGTATATCTTTTAAAAACTCTTTATATTGTTTTTTATCTCCATATTCTATGTGGCACTTTCTACAAAGGCCCATTAAATTGTCTATTACATCTGCTTTTTTATTCCCACCCATACCTCTTGCTTCAATATGATGCACGTCTACTGCTTGTGCGCCACACACTTCACAGGGAACGAAGTCCGTTGTTTTATACCCCATTCCCTGCAAATATATTTGTGTGTGTTTCTGCATAGTTTCCCCATTAAATTTTCCGTTGATTAATAATTAAAAAATTTAAGTATGCAAATTATTTTCCGTCTATTTCTTTTAACTTATTAATCGCCCATTCAACCCCACTTGTACCGCCCCAAGCATCCCACATCAAACCGCCACAACCTTCGCTATAAGGAACGTCTTTATGTTGTTGGTGTCTTTTAAAGGAAGCCATACGAGCAATAGTATCTCTACTAATCGGCTCACGATTTGCTAATTGCCTTGCTCTTGCTTTCCCAGTTGCTTCTCCACAAGAACCCCAACCATTTTTCTCAGCCCATTCTATTGCCCTCTTTGCGTTGTTAGTTGCACTTTCAGGATAGTCAGTATAACTTTCAGCAAATTTACCACCTGCAAGAATAGCCTTCCAAACCTTCATAGCTTTCTCTTCGGTATCGTAAACGCAACCGCCTTGTCCTATCTTAAATTTTCCGTTAGTGCATTTTATTACTGGCATAGTTTACTATAAATATACTTTCGGTCTAAATTTATCTCGTCAAAGTTATACTTCTTTTGGCAGAACTCAAACAACTTCTGTCCGCTTTCCTTTCGCATATCCGCATCACTTACTAAATCTCTTATATGTTTATACCAATCCTTTTGGCTTTTAACGTAATGTACGGGCATATCTAAGTAAGGGTTAACGTGGCTAACTATGGCAGGGTTCTTTTTAGAAGCCGTTTCTAATACCTTTAGATTTGACTTCATAGCGTTAAACTTGTTATCTACAAGTGGGATAACTGAAATATCGCTATCCGTATATGCACCCATATATTCCGTAACCCTTGCATAATTATAGATCGTAGGGTTAAGCTTTAAACCGCAAGTGAAGCTATCAATCATTTTATCCCAGATAGGTTTTTCCCCGTCATTGTAACCTGCTATTACAGTTCTTATATTCATACCTTGTAACCTTTTAAAAGGCTGCCTAAGTATTTCTAAATCTCGTTCGTGCGTTCCGCTACCTGACCAAAACAACCTGACTTTATAATCTTCGGTCTTGTTATCCTGGAACTGCTCTTGCCCGTAAGGTAAAGCGTTTGGTAATATGTGAACGTTCTTATTGTATATGTTTATCTCGTCTGCTAACCTTTCGTGAGTGCAGGTACAAAGGTCTGCTACTTCTAAATAATCGGTAATCTGTTTGCCTATGTTATCGTATTTGTATTTGTAAAATAACAAATGGCTTTCGCTAAGTTCCCAATAATCGTCATTGTCTACTACTAATTTAAAGCCGTACTTAGTGCGCCAAGTGTCCATTTGCTTGGCATCTATTTCGTTAAGCATCCTATTCATTAGCACAATATCCCAACCTTGCTCAAGTAGTTCGTCATTTAATACATCGGTAATAAGTGCGTACTCCTTTTCTAAGTGTACTATCGGCATCATTATTCTGTGCAGTCCTACACCTGAGTTAGCAGAAGTTATACAAAGTATTCGCATCTTATATTCTTTTGGTTGTGATAGATGTCTTGGTATTTTTCCCAGACACTTTGCGCCCGTGCCAAGCTTTCGTCTTTCATTCTACGATACTCCGTGCCGTTACCGACATCGTGTCCTATATGTTCTGAGCGCATATCTGGAAGGTAATAGTTGGTAAAGCCTGTAATAGTTGCACGTTCCCCATAATCTCTGTCTTGCATTCCGTATGGATCGTACTCAGTATTATAACCGCCAACCGCATCTATAAGTTTACGAGTAATAAAGTTATCTCCAAAAGGTGTATGTACTTTATGCACTCCGTCTACTATTGGTGGTAAATCTTCAACACAATGTATTCCTATTATGCCGGTCTTTTCTATTCTTTGTGCAAACAAAACAAACTTTGACAACCAATTCTCAGGAAGTAATATATCATTTGCTAACAAACAAACCGCATCATAGTTTTGGGTTATGCGTAACCCTGCATTTACTCCGGCTGCTATGCCACGCTTTTCTTTTGATAAGTCATAACCGGCAAACGGGTAGTTAAACGTTTCGTGCGTGTCGCTGCCATTGTCTATTAAAAAGCAGTCCGCATTGTAACCAGAGTTAAAAAAGTTTTGGTTAATTACACGCTGCGTTAAATCGTGTCTGTTTTGTGCAAGTAATAAAATAGCTACTTTCATTATCTTATGTTTGAGCCGATTTCCCTTGCCGGTACTCCTGCATATTTAGTATTTGGTTTTGCATCTCCTTTTAAAAATGCACTTGCTCCTACCATACAATTTTCGCCTACGTTTGCAAATTGATGCAGAACTGCGTTTAGTCCTATATTAGCACCTTGATCTACAATAGAATGCCCACCTATTTTTGCTCCGCAACTTATTGTTACATTATCTAAGATAGTGCAATCGTGTCCTATGTGTGCGTGTTTCATTATAAAACAATTATTGCCAATAAAGGTATCTATTTCGGTACCTGCATCTATTGTTACAAGTCCTGTAATAACATTGTTATCGCCTATGTATACTTTGCCTTTTTCTTTATTCCAGAACTTTTTATGCTCTGCTTTGTCTCCGATTATACAATAAGCACCAATGTAGTTTCCATCTCCAATAATTACGTTATCGCCAATGATAGCGGTAGGGTGAATAAAGTTAGCCATTCTTTTTTTTATTTTTGGGTTTAGGTTGCTCTTCGTACCAAGTGTATAAGCGTTTAATCATATCGAAGATACAATTACCGCACCATACTGTTAATATGAAATCTGCACTCATATACTTGCGATAAATATGCTCGTACATTTTTAAGATGTCTAAATCGATATTTCGCACATAGCCGTTTTGAACTGTATGCCAATTACCAATGTGTTGATCTAAAAAGTTGCGGTGTTCTATTTCCATAAGTTCCACATTATTTTTGAAAGTAAAGGTGCAAGTACTCCTGGTATAAATACAAACGCAATAATGTCGGTACATATTGCAGGTAGTAAATATAAAGCCAATCCACTCCAAGCTGCTAAACAACTTGTGCAACTAAAAGGCTTAAAATCTAATTTCCACTTCCTATGGAATTGGTGTATCTCTACAAAGAAGATTGCAAAGCATATTGCTGCTATAATTATCATTTGCGTAATTGTTTTTTAAGTTCTCGTTTAGTTAGTTTTAGTTCCCTATGGATTGACATATAAGGTATGCCTGTAACCCTGCTTAATTCTTTAGCGTTGCAGTTGTGCTTAATAGCATACACTCGTAATAGTTCCGCTTTGTACCAGTGCATCTTAGATAACTCATCTTCTACTTTATTAAGTAAATCTTCGTCTCTATCGTGTACTATCAATTCAACTTCTAAAGGCTTTCGGTATGTCCTATAAAATTGGCTTGTATTACTTTGCATCATATTAATCATAGTTCTAACCAAGTAGAACTTTAATACATTACGGGTGCGCATATCAATTAAACGTTCCTCGTCCATTTCGCATAGCACCTTAAATATTTCGCTTCTTAAATCTTCTCGTAAATCTTCAGGCTGCATTTTATCTATTGCTTCCTTAAGTTCTCGGCTTTCCCAAAGTTCTAATATGATGCTATTCTTGTTCATATTCCTTTAGGATTAATTTCCCGTTTTCTTCGGTTGCTATGTAACAAAAACAATTTGCCGTTTTTGCTAAGTTTAAGAATGCTATTTGGTAACTGCTAAGTTTATCTCCAATGGCTTTTGTTTCGCAATAAACCGCAACCCCTGTTTGTGTGTGGAAGCCTACTACATCTGGAACTCCTTTAAGTCCTATGAAGGTGCGCCCTCTAACCGCTAAGTTATTATTACGCCATACAAAACACCCGTTTTTATTTAGAGTTTGGATTGCTTGTTTGGTTAATTCGTTTGCGGTCATAAAGCAAAAATATACTAAAGTTCTTGATATTGACAAATACTTTTAAAAATTTGATAAGCTACCTGAGGCACTATTGCATTTCCGTAGGCTTTGATGCTTTCGTTTCTCCATTTAGAAAAGGTAATGTTGTCCAATTCTTTGGGAAGCCCATCATCTCCTCCACAAATAGGGGGTTCAGTTGGGAATGTGCTGAAACACCTTTCCTCAAAAGAACTCCTGCTATATTGTTTCTTTTTATTTGTGATGGAGGTAATGTGCTGTTCGTGTATTCTTGTAATGTCGGTGTTGGCAAAAGACCCTTCCATTCTATTGACTCTTGATAAGACATCTTGTTGTCTAACTCCATTGGTACTTGATAATGGCTCTTGATTAATATCCAATCCTCTATTGATGGGTAACTGAACCCTATCTTGTCCTTCCTGAACCAATGCTCTACTTTCGTTAATTTCAAATTTAGTTTTTCCGATAGTTCCTTCTGCGTTCCTATTGTTTTGATCCATTCTACAAACTCTATTTGTGTCGGAAGTTTGGTTCTTTTCATAAATTCTTTTGATGCAAGTTCCATTACAAGAGCAGGGTTCTCCTTTAATATCTCCATTTGTACTGCATCTGTCAAAGTCCTTTGTATTTGCTGACCTGAACTTCTGGTTGTTGCTCCCATTAACATTTTGGCTGCTCCCGTCATATCCCCGTTCTTGCTGCTGTCCATACAAGTTGGTGTCGGTAATAATCCCATTGCCATTGCTCTCGTTAATGTTACTGAGTGCATTGAACCTTGAGTTACTTGCGGAGATTTCATATGCACTGTGGCATTTGTTGAATCCATCGCCGTTGGTGTTGGCAGCAAACCATTCCTCGCTCTTTTTTGTAATCCGTCCTGATTCAATTTGCCCGTATTTTTCTCTGGACTGTCTGAAGCGGTTGGAGTAGGCAATAAACCAGATTCGGTCTCTTCTATGTGGTGCGTTAATGGCACAAGCTGGAAGTAAAAACGGGAGGACTTCGTAGCCTTCAGTTTCCAACTCAAACTGCACCTCGTCGAATACCAATCCCCCGTTCCAATTAGTAAGTCCGCGAACGTTCTCGCCCACAACCCAACTTGGTTGAATTTCCCGAATTGCTCTAAGCATTTCCGGCCAGAGGTGTCTCTCATCTTCTTTGCCAAGTCGCTTTCCTGCACTTGAGTAGGGTTGGCAAGGGAAGCCTCCACTAATGATGTCGATTGTTCCTCTGTGAATAGAGAAGTCTGTTTTAGTAATGTCATTGTATGATATTGAATTTGGGAAATGATGTTTTAAAACTTTTTGACCAAAGGGGTTCCATTCGCAATGAAATACGTTTTCCCAACCGCACCATTCGGCAGCTAGATCAAAGCCACCTATTCCGCTAAATAAACTGCCGTGTCTCATTTGAATGTTGTTTTGTTTTGTTTAATTTGTTCCTCAAAAAATAAAGCTACTGCTACTGCTCTTGCTTGGTTCTTTAGCCAACTCTCAGTCCATTCGTCTCGGTACTGCTTTGCACTTATGATGTCCATTTTATTAGCCTTGTAGGTTATAATCTCCATAAGTTTCTTTTTAGCAAGTGCGCCATCTTCTTTTGTCCATACCTTAATGCCCGTACTATTAAGCTTTGTAAATACGCTTAGTGGGTTAAACAACCTATCAAAAGTTCTATTTTCCAGAACCTTATATTCTTGATAACTGTAATCAATTATTTCTAAATCGGTTAGGTGGGGTATTGCTTCTACTCGTTCTTGTGGCATCATTTTTCTTACTTCGTTTGCTTTTTTCTTGTACCTATCCATAAC